GAACGAAATAGGCGAATTTAATCCACAGTTAAATAGGAATAATATGAAGTGGATTTATGAAATTATGCCTTATAAAGTGACCATAGATCAATTTGTACCGCCCGGAACACAACCACCGGGATACGATCAAATTAAATATAATATACCAAAAGTATATGATTACATATATACCGGAAAGAATACAGAAATTATAAATTGGAGCATTGTTTATGATAATGTTGCTACAGATCTTAAACCTGCAGATTTAGGAACTAATACAGGAACTTCTAGCTCTAGCTTGCGAGGCGATGCTGATATTCTGCAAAAGGGAGCTAAATTAGCAAATGCTATTAGTCTTGGAACAGGTGAATTATCTCCACAGGTAGCTCTTACAGGAGCAAAAGAGCTATTAATTTCGGGTAGTCCTGGTAGTGGATCGAGCACTGCTAATGTAGTTAACAATAGAATAATGGATCAAATAGTTAATGGAGAAGGACCTAAGGCATATCTTCTAGATATGACTATTAGAGGTGATCCATTTTGGTTAGCAAATGACTCTTCCGGAAATAAACAAATATCTCCTGCATCATATCACGAAAATAGCGACGGAACAATTAATGCCTTTAGCGGAAAAATATTTGTTTTAACTAATTTTAGGACTCCTATTGATCTTGATCCGGCAACAGGAAAATATAGATTCGCCACCACCCTAGATACAATTAGTGGACTATATGAAATAGACAATTATATAGCAACGTTTTCAAAAGGAAAATTTACTATTACTTTCGTCAAATCGATGAGGTTAAGGGCACAGCTTACTACCAGTGGACAAGGATCTGGATTTGGAATAGCATCGGGTCAAGGCGGTGGCTTCTTATCTGCAGGTGCTACGGATCTATTAAGCACAGCATTGAATATATTTGGTAAAGGTGGTAATGTATTTGGTTCTGGATTATCTGTGCCTAATCTAGGGGGCATACTAAGTGGCGTTGCAGGCAATATCGGTTCGGAAATAGGCGGAGCAGTTGAAGATATCACTTCAGCTGTTGGAGATATAGGATCTACTTTCGGTGATTAATTAAAGGTGATATAAAAAATGGCAAGAACATCTGAACACGATCTCTCTTCATTAAGGATAGACCCGGGTCCGCATATTGGTAAGATCGTTAGCAATGTTGATCCCCATAGGCAAGGTGCGGTACAGGTAGAATTATTAGGAAATATTGGTAATCAAAGAGGCGCAGATCAACAGGTATTTACTGTTAGATATGCTAGCCCTAGTTTTGGTTCTACGGATGTAGAACATGATGCAACGAATGCTGATGATCATCACTCATCGCAACAGAGTCACGGATTTTGGTCACCTCCTCCTAATACAGGATCTATGGTATTATGTGTTTTTGTTGGAGGAGATCCGGGACAAGGATATTACTTTAGCAGCATACAAGATCAACATATGAATCAAAGTGTACCAGGAATAGCTTCAACTAAAAATACAAAGAAGCAATACAAATCTTATAATCCTGATACCGGAGATTGGTCTAAAACGACAGATACTAGTAGCCTCACTGATCAGGGTTCACAGCTTCCAGTAAGTGAGATAAATCGTCCGGCAGCCAAAGGTGTACAACCTGACACAAATAAAATGGAAAAACCTGTAAACAGTGCTAGGGTTAGCCAATTAGCAGAACAAGGACTTATAGATGATCCCTATAGAGGCACTCATACTAGCAGTGCTAGGAGAGAAAGTCCAAGCAATGTACACGGTTGGAGTACTCCCGGACCATTAGACAAGACGCCAGGAGCTCCTACGAGATCAGTAGGACCTAGAGACACACAAGTAACTAAACATACATCTCGCCGCCCAGGGCATTCATTTATCATGGATGATGGCGATGAATCAAATCTCAGAAAGAGCAAAGCCGGCGAAGGACCTGCAGAATATGTTAATCTACAAAACGGCGAAACTGGCGGCGATGTATCGGTACCAAAAGATCAACAGATAAGGATAACCGCCGCTAATGGTGCACAATTTATAATGCACTGTGCAGAAGATTTCATACACATACATAATTCTAAAGGTACTGCCTGGATCGAAATGACCAGCAATGGCAAGATAGATATCTATACAGCAGATTGTGTTAGTGTACATACTGAAGCAGATTATAATATCACATCTGATAGAGACGTAAACATACACGCAGGCCGTGCTATCAATCTCTATGCAGATCATGATATCAATGCACATTCTAAATCAGAGATGCATATCAAAAGTGATTCTAATATAGCTATGAGTGCTAGTACTCACATCGCAGTAAATGCCGAAGGTGGTGATATCACCCTAATGTCAGATGGTACAGCTAATATGACATCAGGTGATATAAGATTAGATTCTAGGAATATAGATGTTATGGCGCATGGTCATATACATTTAACTAGCAGCGGTAATACTGAGATTAGGGCAGAAAGCATCGCAGCAAGTGCTAGTATTGATATAGATATTTTAGCAGCCGGTACTATAAATCAAACATCTGCTACACAGCAGCTCAAGACTTATTCGGCTTTCATATTGAAATCCGATGGCACGATAGATCAAAGATCAGATGGGCCTTTCAGTACTTCAGGAAGCGACATGGCTATGACATCAGATGGACCACTTGCTGTTACTGGCGGGGGTACTATAAACATACAAGGCGGACCAAATGTCTTGCTCAACAGTGGTCCGGGCAGGAAAAAAGGTTCGACTACAGTAGCTACTGATCCATATAATGCCAGTTTAGATGCTGCTGCTACTTCTCCTATATCTGCTGGAGCAGCTAGGCAGGCAAATGAAGCTATGGGACGTAAACCACACCCAGCTAAGATCACAGCCGATCCAATCACCCACGCGATACACACTAATTATGGTAGGGCTATCACTAGCAGAGTACCATTGGATCACGGATCTTTCAAAGGATTTGAAAATTTTAATCCTCCGGGACATACACAGGATCTAACAGATAGACACAACTCTGATCAGCCGTATGCTAAAGGAGAAGAACGTCGACAGATATCTAACAATGATGATCTAGAAAATATACCAAACGGAACACGCAAGCCCAGCCCGAATGTTTCGGGTGCAAGACGAAATCCCTATCCACATCACCCGTCTCCCAAAGGCGATCCTAGCAGCAATGTTGTTAGTCAAGAAAGCCAAATCAGTGATAGGAACACACCTAGTGATTGGGTACAAGATCAGGAATTTATGGGAGATGTAGCAAAACTATCAGGTAAGCTAGGTATAACTGTAGCTGAACTGCTGTCTATATTTGCTGCAGAAACAGGAACTGCTAGCCTAGATCCATCAAAATCAAACGGTGATGGCTGCGTTGGTTTGGTACAGATCTGTAAGCAAACTAATCCGAAAACAGGAAAAACCAACTTTGATGAGCTCGCTGCACGTAGTCCAAAAGAAGCTGCAGAAGATCTAATATCTCCTGAAGGTATGAGGAAGTTGACTAGACATAGGCAGATGTTTTGGATAGAAAAGTATTTTGATCTTATATTACCCGGCGGTGCTGGTATCTTTCCAAAAGAAGATAGAGCTGTTTACATATGGTTAGCATTGGCTGCGGGAACAGATTCTAGCAAGCTCATTACTAAAAAAACTATCTATCCTTTCGCAGATACGAGATGCAAGCAGAACAAAGGTTGGCAAGATCCCACGCAGAATAATGACTGCACGGTCAAAAAAGCAGGTACATGGTTGCGTTGGTATGAGAAACAGTTTATAGCTCCTAAACTAGGAGCCAAAAGCTACAGCCCAGATCTATCATCTGGTCCGGGATCAACTATACAGCCAGGACCGGCAGCAAGCGCTCCGCCTCCAGGAAATTCATCAAGCAACTGGCCGGCCAGCACACAGAACGCACAGATGCCATCAGATCCACCAGGCGTACCAAATAGCACACGTTGGGCTTGGTATAATGGCAAATACATTGCCGTCGATGCTACAGGAACTCCAGTTGATTCTTCAGGAAATCAGGTCAGCCCAGATGCAGCATATTCAAAACCACAAGTACTAGATAAACCTTCCGCTCCACCGGAATCGACCGGGGGATTGCCTGCTACACAGATGGCAGGAGGAAATCCTGATGGATCAGAGATTTTAACAGCATAAGTAGTATAAAGGGGTAGGCGATGGCGGTACAAGGTTATAACAATCTAGTTGTAGGAAATGCAAATGCAGATCCTTATTACAAAAATTATCAACCTAAGTCCTATAAAGGATTTAGTACTGTTAGCCCTATAGCCAAAAATGGTTCGTTGTATGATCTAGAATTGATCAAACAGGATCTAATTAACGCCTTCCATATAAAGAAAGGTGAAAAATTAGAGAATCCTACCTACGGAACTATTATATGGGATATGTTATTTGAACCCTTAACTGATCAATTGAAAAAGATAATAACCAACGATGTTAACAGTATCATTAACAGCGATCCTAGGGTTAAAGTAGTAAAAAGTGTTATTACACAAGTAGATAAAGGTATACAATTAGAATTTACACTAGTGTACGTTCCCTATAATATCCAACAGAGTATGCAATTTACGTTCGATCAAAAAAACGGTTTGATTTAATTAAAGTAGCAGATAATAGTTAAAATAAATAAACAATATGGGATCCGTACTCTATGTCAGTAACTAACCGCCAGAATACACTATTTGCAGCTGAAGATTGGTCTAAGATCTATCAGACATTTACCAACGCCGATTTTACCAGCTATGATTTTGAAAATATACGTAGGGTGATGATAACCTATCTTAGGGAGAATTTTCCTGAGAGTTTTAATGACTATATCGAGTCTAGCGAATATCTAGCACTGATAGATCTCATAGCATTTTTTGGACAGAGTCTCGCTTATCGCTTGGATTTCAATGCGAGAGAAAACTTTTTAGAACTAGCAGAGCGCCGTGAAAGCATACTGAGATTGGCTAATATGATTAGCTACAATACCAGCAGGACTGTTTCTGCTAGCGGATTTTTAAAAATACAGAGTCTAACCACAACAGAAAATATAATCGATTCTAATGGCATAGGATTAGGAAATGTGCAGGTATCTTGGAATGATGGGTCTAACATTAATTGGTTTGATCAATTCACTAAGATAATGAATTCTGCGTTTATAGATAACGTAGCATTTGGTAATCCATTATCTAGTGCTACTATAGACGGATTATATACTGAACAATATAAGATAAACAGCTATATCACCGATGTTCCCGTATTTCCTTTTAGCGCAACAGTTAACGGAAACGGTTACAATTTTGAAGCGGTAAGCACTGTGATAGCTTATGATCCTAACTCTCAAACCAATGTAGTGAGAGAAGATGTTCCGCAAAGAGGAAACCAGCTTTCTCTGATCTACACAGATGACGGACAGGGTTATGGTAGTGTTAATACTGGATTTTATCTTCACTTTAAGCAGGGAACATTAGCACAGAATTCTTTCACTATAAACAATCCTGTTAGCAATCAGATAATCAATGTAGCAGCAACTAACATTAATAACACCGACGTTTGGTTGTATCAATTAGACAAGAATAATTTAGAATCTAAAGCTAATATATGGACACAAGTTCCTACGATTAACGGAAACAATGTGATCTACAACAGCATTGATAAGACTGTAAAAAATATCTATTTTGTGCAGACCACTGCTAATGATAGCATTAGTTTAAATTTTGCTGACGGTGTTTTTGGTAATTTGCCAAAGGGCACTTTTAGGATCTATTACAGGACCAGCAATGGATTAACTTACACTATCCATCCTGCAGATCTATCTACAGTTATAGTAAATGTACCCTATGTTTCCAAATCAAACACACTAGAAACTCTCAAATTAATATTGGCTTTAGAAACATCCGTAACTAATGCTGCATCCACAGAAACAAATACACAGATAAAACAAAATGCTCCATCTGTTTATTATACACAAAACAGGATGATAACAGGAGAAGATTATAATCTAGCTCCATTAAATGTTAGCCAAAATATCGCTAAAATTAAATCAATCAACCGTACTTCTAGCGGAATAAGCAGGAATTTCGATCTCATTGATTCTAGCGGAACATACAGCAGCACTAGTATTTTCTGTACTGACGGTATCATCTATCGACAGGACATACTCAATTCTTTTAAATTTACATTCAACAGCACTACTGATATCCAAGAAACTATACTTAAT